TGTTACTTGCTATTTTAGTTGATATACTTTATAGCGCTTGAATATTTTAAAAAATATGTTTGTTAATTTGTTAATTTGTTAATATTATTGCGTAGGAATAAAAACCCAATTTAATTCTTCGCAAATTTTCTTCCAAATATCATCTTGTTCGATTCGTTTTTCCTTATCTTTCAACATTGGAAAATAAGAAAGAAACTCGCTCTTCTCAAGAAGCTCACACAGTTTATAAACAGTATAATAATAATTCAAAAAATTCACACGGTCATCCGGGCAAAATTTCGCATAAGGTCCTTGTATCTCCATAAAAAGATTACATAATGTCTCTTCTAATTCAGGCGTCATAATCGGCGGCTTAATACCGAGTTTATCCTTAATAAATGGGATATGCTCATAGTATTTATTATACCCTAATTTTTTGAGAACTTCCTTTGCTTTTGAATTTGTAAATTTCGAAAGAGGTATGCGTTCTTTATTAAGTTGTTGCTTGATATTTTCGAGAACTTCTTCAGGAATTTGCGTAGTTTCTTTTGCTTGAAACTGGGCGAGAATTTCTTTGAAATGGTTAATTCTTTTGTAAGCATAAAAGCATGCTTCTTTAGGTGGTTCTTTATAAGAAGGCTTCTCATTTTCAATAAGGTAGGTAACTTGTTTTGCACATACGTTACATACCATAATACCTTCATGTTCGACAGGAATCATTTCTCCTTTATTACATGATTGACATATATCGGTGGCGTAAATGTAGTCATTGATGTTAATAAAAGTCTGGTCAAGATTTGTAAAAAACTTTTGAACATTATTATCATTTGCACGTGTTAAAGCATTTTCATCAAATGTTTTGTCATTTACTTTAAAGAAGGAATTAAGGATAGTGGTTTTATTTGTCCCATTTGTAATTTCTTTTTTATTTTCAAAATAGTCGAAAATAAATCTGCTGTTATTCAAGTAATAATCTTTAATTTTTTTCTTATTTTTATAAATTTCTTCTTTTATATCGTATAAAGAATCTTGTAACTCTATTTTTTCATTAACATCTGCTATAGTCTCAGGATTATTTAATTTTGTCATTATTTCATTTTTTTTGCGAACTAACGTAGGTAAAACATCACTGTTAATTAAGTTGAACTCTGATTGTAACTCGCGATGAACACTATCCAGCGTCATTATTCTTTTTTTGTCTACAAAAATTTTTTTATTTGTTTTATGTTTAAAAGACGGCATCTATATATATCTATTATATTGTTATAAGTATAACTTTTTTAATATATAATAATTAATAATTATATCTATTTTAGTATTTTTTAATTATATAAATATTTATATACATATTTATATACGCATTTACATAAATGTACACTGGTCAACAAAATAATCAAAATATGAAAGTACAAAATACAAAAGTACAAAATACAAAAGTACAAAATAATACCAATGATAATAACGGTGTTAGTTATAATAACAACACAGACACGAATGATAACAACCATTCATTAATACATTTGATAAGAAAGTTTTTAGATACGAGAACGGAAACAGTACTGACATTTGCAGCAGCTGTAGCTATAGCAACTGCATTTAAAGATTTAATTTTAAGTGTAATAACTAATATTATTCATCCTTTAATAGTAAAGTTAATGTTACTTACTAACTTAAGTAACTATGTAAATATTTCATCATTAAACACATCACAGAATATAGTAACAAATTTATCACAGTTTGTAGTAAATATTTTAAGTTTCGTATTGATATTAGTAATAACATACTATTTGTTTCAAACAATAATTAATTCCAAATGATTCCAATTAGTTCCAATACATCTTCATTGTAATGTTTATATTTTTTATATTTTTTATATATTTTTATATTATTTATATTTTTATAACATAATATAAAATGACCGAAATGAGCTCTAAGTTAAAGACTGGCGACCTTCTTTTATGCGATGACCTTGAATATAAATCGTGGGGGTTACTTAGTTGGGTTATAAAATTTGCGACAAAGAGTGATTTTTCTCATGTTGGTATGATTGTAGTAGATCCAGAATTCACGAATGTTTCATTAAAGGGGACATATGTTTGGACGTCAGGTATTTCTGATGTCCCGGATCCGGAAGATAATACAAAGAAATTTGGTGTTCAGTTTGTTCCGTATGATCATTTTATTACAACATATGGTGGAAAAATATATGTTCGCAGAATAGAATTTGAAAGCATAGAAGAGTATAACAAAATATTTAACTTTGAAAAGTTAAAAGAAATACACAAAGTTGTATATGATAAACCGTATGATATGGTAGTTACGGATTGGATAGAAGCTTATTGTAAAAAGGACCCTCATCCTCAGAAAACATCTAGATTTTTTTGTAGTGCATTTATTGGATATATTTATACAAAATTAAGCTTATTTGATGAGGGGTTAGACTGGAGTATTCTTTACCCGAGTTATTTTTCTAGTGAAAACAAAACATTTTCTTTGAATCACAACGCAACCTTAACAAAAGAGCACCAAGTAGCAGGTTAAATTACATATAAAATAAAACTATTAAACTATAAAACTATTAAACTATTAAACTATAATGTTTAGGAATTTTTGTAGTGTATAAATTGTAAATTACGAAATATGTAAATATGAATAATGTAAATATGAATAATGTAAATATGAATAATGTAAATATGAATAATGTTAGGAATGCATTAATGTTTTCTCTATAAAAATAAAATAATGTTATCAAATAATTTAGACGTATGTACTAAAAGTGGTAAAACAGGTTATATAGAAGAAAATGTAGACGATAAAGCATGTAATACTAAATCTAGTTCGAATGTTTTAAAGACAAGTATAAATATAGAGTCATTAGATATTGTGAATATTAAGAGAGAAACATATTACAAAATGAAATTTATTATTAACTCTTTAGAAAAAAACTGGGCTATAAAGAAAAGGAAAACTATATTTTATTTAAAAAATTTAGAAGATTCTACGACGGAGATTATAACAGAAGACTATTTAAATAAACGGATTATTCATAAAATATACAACAGTAGTAATAGTAACAACAATGGTCAAGTGCATATGCAAAGTAATACTCCTAGTAATTTAGAAATACTTAAAAAGAAGGAAGATATAATACCATTAAAAGAGGGAATTCATACATTAAAACGTCTGATAGACAATGGTAAACTGGATATAAATGGTGAACAAAAAAATGATATTTACTTGATGATATTTTTGATGAATACTTTAGAAAATGGTTGGAGTATACGAAAAAAGAATGATAACTATGTTTTTAGGAAAAAGCATGAAAAACAAATGGAGATATACTCGGATGAATATTTAGTAAATTTTTTGAAGTCAAATATGAATAACATTATTTAGCGGTCTAACGATTTTATGATTTGGTGATTTAATAATTTGTTTATTTCACGATTTCACGATTTCATGATTTGGCGATGTGTTGAATTTAGGAAAAATGTCAACCGATTGATTATATTAATTATTAATTATTAATTTATAAAAAGTTAATTAAGATTTTTTATAAAATTTTTTTCTTTAGCAATATTATAATAAACAAAAATGGCAGGAGGTCTTATGCAACTTGTAGCTTACGGCGCCCAAGATGTCTATCTTACGGGCAACCCTCAGATTACCTTTTGGAAGGTGTCTTACAAACGTCACACCAACTTCGCAATGGAGTCTATTGAGCAGACTTTTAACGGTCAGGCCGACTTTGGTCGTCGTGTAACCTGCACCATTTCTCGTAATGGTGATTTGGCTTACCGCACTTACCTTCAGGTTACTCTCCCCGAGATTAACCAGACCATGAAGGGCACTACCCAGGACGGTGTTTATGCTCGTTGGCTCGATTTCCCCGGTGAGCAGCTGATTTCTCAGGTTGAGGTTGAGATCGGTGGTCAGCGCATTGATCGCCAGTATGGTGACTGGATGCACATCTGGAACAACCTTACTCTTCCCGTTGACCAGCAGCCTGGTTACTATGCTATGGTCGGCAACACCACTGAGTTGACTTTCATCACCGATCCTTCGTTCAACGCCATCGACGGTCCCTGCCAGGCCA